AGAAAATTACGAAATCCATTTATGTTCACGTTCTTTCTCCATAAAAAATATGTCGACCGATTTTTTCGATCTTTGGCTTTTTCCAATTAGGGTTCACATAGTCAGCATGATAATAAAGAGCATTGCTAAGTGAAGGTAGTCTAAATTTTTCAAATAGAACTTTCTTTGCAACTGTCTCACTTTCTTTCCACATTTCCTGGTGAACTGCGTGGGTTTTGTGTAGGGTTTCGCAATACCAACTGAATTGACAAATTACCTTTTGGTAAATAACATTCTTTTGATATACTACGCCGCATACACTATCAGCAAACTTGCCAGATTCAACTCTATTTAGAGTAACCTGGGCGACACCTACTTTACCCTCAAACGGCTCGCTTGCCGCTTCCCAATAAATGTTTCGTGTTAAGCATTCTAGTTGCCTAATACTATCATCTGCGCTGGAAATATTATATCCGTAGTTTTTCGTTTGCTTAAGTTTATCTAATTTTTGATTGCACACAAGGGCTGTTATAGCTAGAATTGCAATTAACCCTGTCGTTTTTAAGATTTTGGCTATCAAGCGGACAACATCGCTGTTGTCGCTTTTCAAACTTACATCCATCGATTTCTCCTATTTTGATAAGAATCGGAGTGATTCTTTACTCACACGACAATTATATTATACATTTTGGAAGAAGTCAAGCGTCGTTGGCTCTTCTCCCTGCTTAGGTTGATTCTGTTCCATAATTTGTCTAAGACTTCTACCATCCATTAGTTTTGGTTCTCTGGGCGAAATGGTTATGCCTTCAAGAGATTGTTTCCACACTTGATTTGCTTCATCCCAATATGGAAATTCTGGACCAGGTGAAGGAATAGGCGCTTCCCATTCCCCGGTTTCAGTATTCTTTGTCCAGCTATCAAATTGCTGTCTAGTATACTCTACGTCTACTTGAGCCCAAACATTATTTTCATAATCCCATGCGTAAGTATTCATATCTGCAGGCGGTTCTATATCTAAAGGATTATTTTGATCTCTAGATACCCATGATGCAGTTGCTAAATCTATGAGAAGATGTCTATACTTAGGAATAGGCATGAATATATCATGCTGTCTATAATACCTGTATCCTGTGCATGCAAAATTTCCACGTAGCGGAGTACCACCTAGTAGATGTGTATTTCTGTATGTATTATAACTAGTTTGAATCCAGTTCGCAGGATCTCCCATTGCTCCAGAATCAATAAAATCTTGTTCTGCAACTATTACGTTGTGTACTATTCCTGCGCCGTCTATTCCAGCAAAATGTGCCATTTTATCTCCTTGATAACAAGTATCTATATGATATAATATTTATTATCTAGTAAACTATAAAAAAAGGACCTTTCGGCCCTTTAGTACTGGTTACGAGTTCCAGCGGCACCCTATCGTTGTGCCCGGTTTATATTATTTATACACTTATCCTAACTGAAACTTATAACTTCCGACCTGAAGGTTACCTGTTATCTTTGTATAACCTGAGACGTTTCCACCTAATAGAGTGGGAACACCTGCTGTAGGACCTGTAGGCCAACCTGGATGATATATTTCATTTAATACAGTTACTATTGCATTACCGTTATTTACTATAGTATAGTTGTTTGCCGATCTTCTATAGTTTTTATAGTAAGGTCCACCTGTTTGACCTATTATGAAATAGCGATTTGCAGGTATAATAACTTGAGTTATAACATTGGCTTCTGATAATACATTTCCTACATAACCACCTTGTCCTGTGCCAACGCCACCTGATGCAGTCACCTTAACGTCTACGTTTGAATTAAAATTGGATTTAGTATTATTTGATGACGATACCGCAAGCGAATATTGCCAAGAGTTGTTACCATTTTGTCTTACCATCGTACCAATACGATAAGGTGCCGCAGGCAATCTAACCTGTTGATGTGCATAGAAAATATACCAGACCATATTGTTAGTATCATTCTGATAATCATTGCCTTGTACTGTGGGTATACCCAAGCCGGTGTGCATATAGGTATTGGATGTCCATAAACCAATAACACCTAATGGTAGAGCAGGGTCCCCGCTGACATAACCAGTTGTCGGGGTAGGTGATTCAAACCTAATACTTCCTCCGGAGATTGTTATTGTACCGCCTGATATTTGCATTTTACTTCTTTATATGTGTTCTATGTACTCTACATTGAATCTGGCTATTATAGTAATCTCTTGTTTCTAAGACACATCTTAACATCTGTTCTTTAGCTTCAAGATAATTGCACATGCCTTTGTTCTCGCATATATGCAATATCTCTCTTGTGAAATTATCTTCGCCTAAATTCTTTACATCTTCCTTTAACTCATCAGAAGACGACCAGTATGTTCTCCAGTCAGATTCTACTTTTAATCTTTTCTTCTTACCCTTTAATACTTTAGTTTTTCTGAACCAAAAAAGTTTCTTGCCTATGTACTTGCGCCCGGTAATATTATTTGTAATCAAATAAACATAACCATATGCCTTCTCAGGGATTTCTAACAAGGGAGAATTATTATATAACCACATCTAAATACCGTTTAAAAACAGTATTTATTAGTCTACTACCTGCCAAATATCTCCGCCCTCTACAAATCTATCATGATCGTCTGTGGGTGGTACAAGAAAATAATCGTCGGGGTTTGTCATAACCTCTTCAAGTCTTTCTGTTGCTACACCGCTACCCATTCTGCCTGTCTTGTGTAGCATCAGCGTTTGTATAGACTTTTTATATCGATGGCCTTCTGATTCTTCGCTGGCCATGTATTCTTTCTGCTTCTGAGAGAATACTTGTTTTTGTTCTGCATTCCATTGTCTAGAATTGGCACACGCCCGGCAACAATATGTGCCAGGCTTTGTGTGCTCAGTACCACATTTAGGACAAGTCTTCGTCTTCGTATTCGTCGTCTTCGTATTGTTCATCCTGCTGATCCTCGTCCATCGTTGCACCGCAGAATGGGCAGTGTTCTACCTTATAATACTTTTCATCTAAATCATGATTTATCTTGAAGACGGCATCACACTCGACGCATTCGTGATGTTTCCTTGCCATGTGCTACCCCCTCTTTTCTTATATTCTGCATCAAATACTCTTTGTCGCAAATCTGATGAACTAAAGTAATGATCTCTCTTATTATAATAAATTTCTATTCCACGCTTTTCGCAAATAGTTTTGCCTGTAAACTCTGTATCCTTATACTCTTCACCTAGAATACGAATATCAATAGGCAATGCCATAAAGATATCTTCTAATTCTTTTTCGGTAGAATATACAATGATTTCATCTACATGCTTACATGCTGATACCTGTATCTGTCTTTCGATAATAGACTGTACCGGTTTATTCTTACTTGCTCTATCCAATGTAGGATCTACTTGAATTGCAGCAATTAGATAATCGCATTGTCTTTTTGCTTCTTCAAGCATAATAACATGGCCAGCATGGAATAAATCGAATGTAGAACAAGTTATTCCTATTCGTTTGTTACTCATATTTTCTCCACTTCAATGTTACACTTATTTAAAAATTGTATACCTTCTTCGCTTCTATATGTATTTCTATAGAATACTTTTTTAATACCCGCAGTATATATAAGCTTTGCACAATTAAAACAGGGAGCATGAGTAATATACATTACCGCACCTTCTCCCGATTCACTAGATCTTGCTAGCTTAGCAATTGCATTAGCTTCTGCGTGTATAACTTCAGGTTTAGTTTCCAATACTAAATCTACGTAGGCTTGCCCATCGGGGCTATCGCTTACTTTCTTTAGTATAGGTGTCTCACAAATATTATCCCAGCCTGCAGGTGTACCGTTATAACCTATTGATACTACTCTATTGTCTTTAGTTACAATTGATCCTACTTTTAATCTTTGAGCATATGATAAATCTGCATATGCTTCGGCTGCTTTCATATGTGCATAATCAATTCGGTTGGGCATCCCACTTTCCTTCAGGACATCTTGTACTTTTTAATTGCGTTTTTGCCCATATAGAGCAACCACAACTTTCACAGAATTTGGCACCTACAAAAGTTTTAAGATGTTCGCAACTATTGCAAATGTCACGACGTTCTTTAATAAATTGTTCAACTATTATAGGTTTACCAAATATATTTGTGTTCATGCAGCCTTACCCCAAACATCATGCCAATCTCCAGACAATGCACCTTTAGCATAATCTGTTGCTCTATTCTCAAAGAAGTTAGTATGTGTAGGCGCATTAATCATTTCCTCAACCCAAGGTAAAGGATTCTTTTTACGCTTAAAGATACCTTTAAGACCAAGACTAATTAAACGTCTATCAGCAATATAACGAATATACTCTTTGACTTCTTGTTCAGTTAAACCCTGGATAGCGCCAGTTTTGAAAGATAGTTCAATAAACTTATCTTCCAGATCAACCATTTTCTCCGCAATCGTGTAGATTTTCCCTTTAAGCTCATCATTCCATATCTCCTTATTTTCTTCGATATAAGTACGGAATAATTTAATCATTGCCTCGGCGTGTTGTGTCTCATCTACAATAGACCAGGTAACAATTTGTCCCATACCTTTCATCTTGCCATGACGAGGAAAATTCAATAGCATAATAAAAGATGAGAACAATTGCATGCCCTCGGTAAATGCTGAGAATACAGCAATGTGCGTAGCCGTAGATTCTATAGTACCATTCTTAGCAGAAAGA